ATGGCCAGCATCACCAAACGAAACGGCAAGTACCTCGTCCGCGTGCGCCTGCGTGGCAACGTCCGCACCAAAACATTTCGCACGTCCGCCGAAGCAAAGGCATGGGCGGCGCAAACCGAAGCCGAAATCACCAGTCGCGCCCTTGGCATCACACCAAAAAATCAAACCGTCGGCGACATCATCCGCCGATACCGCGCCGAAGTCACCCCCACCAAACGCGGCAGCCGCAGCGAAGACATACGCCTTGCCCGCTTTTTGCGCGACCCCATCTGCGACATTAAAACCTCCGAAGTCATGCCGCACCACTTTGCCGAATGGCGCGACCGCCGCCTGAAGGAAGTGCAAGCCCCCAGCGTCGCCCGCGAACTCACCACCGTATCCGCCGTCTTTAACCATGCCCTGCGCGAATGGCAAACCGTTACCGACAACCCCATCTCCAAAATCAACCGCCCCAAACACAACCCAAGCCGCACCCGCCGCCCGACCGCCGACGAAATCCGCCGCATCTGCCACTACCTCGAATACGACGAGCAGCAAGTCCCGGCCCTAAAAAAACAGCGCGTCGCTTTGGCCTTTTTGTTCGCAATCGAAACCGCCATGAGGGCAGGGGAAATCTGCGGCATCACATGGCAGCACATCGACCTCGACCGCCGCACCGTCCACTTGCCAAAAACAAAAAACGGCAGCAGCCGCGACGTCCCGCTTTCCCGCCGTGCCATTGCCTTACTGCAAAAACTCCAACCCCTAAACCTAACCCCCGCCTTCGACCTCCAGCCCGACCCACTGAGCACCGTCTTCCGCCGCACCACCCACGCCCTCGAAATCGACGACCTCCACTTTCACGACAGCCGCCGCGAAGCCCTAACCCGCATGGCAAAAAAAGTAAACGTCATGGACTTGGCAAAAATCAGCGGCCACCGCGACATAAAAATACTACTCAACACCTACTACACACCTGACGCGGCCAGCCTTGCCGACTTGCTCGACTAAAAAAAGGCCGTCTGAATACACACTCAGACGACCAAATCCACCTGCTTCAAACCGGCTCACTTCCGCTGCCGCCGCGCCCACTCCTTAACCTCCTTCGGCTCATACCGCTCATCGCCGCCGCGCGCCGCAGTCGGCAGCACAATCGGCGCGGGAAAACCCTTCAACGTGGCAATCGACCGTTTGAAATACCTCGGCGAATAACCCAAATATGCCGCCGTGCGCGAAATCGTCCACAAATTCCGATCGTCAAAAAACGCCTCTTGTGCCGCCTGCCGCACCTCTTCCGCAAGCTCTTTAAAAAACAAACCCTTATCGTCAATGCCTGCAAATTCCACAACAAACTCCTTAAAACAAAACTCAAAAACCCAAATCAATAAATACTGCTGCAAATCCCATCCGCCCAGCTTGCCGTCTCATCCTCCGACCATTCCGCCCGATTGATTCGGACGGCCTCGTCATGCAAAAACTCGCAAACCACCTGAGCCGATTCAAAATCCAACAAATGCGCCACCCGCCACAGCGGCATCGCATTAAACAATTCCTGCACCGTCACCATAAATCACATCCTGCGCATACGCTCCAACCACTCGGCCGCGCCTTTACGCACCGCTTCCGACCGCTTGATTACGTCCTCAGTCGTCCATTTTTTCGGCATCGGCAGGTAACGGCGCGGACGCTCACCGCTAATCTCATCATCAGACTTAGGCTTAGGCTTGCTGAGCCGCTGCCCGTAGCAAACCGCCCCGAAACCGGCCGACAACGCGGTCAATTCCTGCCACACCTTGCGTTTTTCCGCCATCTGCCGGCCGTCTTTAACGGCAGCGGCCACATCAGCCATCACCTTATCGAGTTCGGCCTTAAACAAACCTGCCACACTGTCGAATTCCTCGCGCGCGCGGCGAATACAATCGCGGTACTCCTCACGCAACGCCCGGCTGACCACGCCGCCCGGCGGCATCGGCCGCCCATTGGCCGCCAACCAATCCAAAACATCGATAGCCTCCCAGTCATAATCCCCGTCTTTTTTGATGACGTTGGGATAAATTGCCGCCGTTTCGGCGGCCGCCTCGTTTTTTCTACAGTTATTGACACAAGTCCAAGCGGCGGCTGCGCCGCCGTGCGCGACGGCTTCGCCGCCGCGTTTAAAACCCAACACCCACTCATGCACCCTAGACACCGCATAAACACCCGTCGCAGGCTCAACAACCCCGCGCACACGGTCTGCACGCGGCTCACCATAACGGTTAGGCTCGCGGCACTCCTCTTTGTACAAGATGACAGGCCGCTCATCGCGCTTGCAATCCACCCCGCCCATCACCATCACAAACTTGCCCCAATCGCCCACATCGGCCGCGTGCGCGGCACGGACAATATCGCCGTCCCCGGACAAATCCTTCAGACGGCGCAGCTCGCGCCACACCCCGACAGGCGGCCCGCCCACCTGCTGAAACTGCCGAATCCCATGCGTCGACGCCCAGCACAACACCCGCTCCACCGTCTTAGTCACATCCGCCCCCTCTGCCTCATCGTCAAAGCCCACGCTCTCCCCGTAGGCGTTCTTGCCGTCAATGTTTTTCGCGATATATTTGGCGATATAACCCGCCGCCGAACCGCGCCCCCAGTCAATCGCCTTGAAATCGACCCGCGCCTGCACCGCCCGAAAATCCGAATACTTCGCGCCATGCCAAAACTCCTTTTCCGTCATCATCCCCACACAAATGGCGGACAGCGGACGCGCCGCGCCGCCCAACCGCCGCTCGCCCGCCTGAATCTCACGCGCACGCCCCAACCGCGCCTTGTTGGATAAAAAATAACTCAATCCCAGCTCGCCCCTGTCCTCGCGGCACAAGTGCATCGCCACAATCTCGCGGAACCGCTTGCGCGCCTCAGACGGCATAAAAAACAACCCGTGCCAGTGCGGGCAGCCGTCATGATGCGGCTCGGCGACGCGGAAACCGTAAATCGGGATGCCCTCATCCTTTAAGGCCGCCCGAATCCGCGCCCACACCTTTTGCAGATAATTGGCCGCATCCCTCGGCGATGACCCGTCAAACTTAGGATTCACCGCGCCGGAAGCAGACATGCGCGCATGAAAGCGGCTCGGACACGTCATCGTCACAAACTCCCCGACATGCCCCAAATCCAGCGCAATCTTTTCAAACCCGGCAATCCGCACCATCAATCCCGCGTTACGGTTGCGCGGATTGGATTCCGACGCAGCCACAACATCCACCAAATCAAAACGCTCGCCCAGCTCATTGATCAGCTCCATCGCCTCCAGCAGGGCCATGTTGCGGCGACGCTGCCCGCGCCACGTCTCCATCGCGTCATCACTCACATACAGCGCGGCACGGCGGTGCACGCCGCCGAAAGCCGAACGGATCAGATTCTCCCGCGCCCGACCAAAACCCTTGCGCAACTGGCGGCCGACAAAACCCTTGTCGCACAACCGACCAAGTACACCCTCGGCCTCATGCTTGCCCGACAAAAAACGGCTGACCGCCACTCCGTCCGCCTCGGCGCGCGCGGCCAAAGCAATCAAACCGTGCCGCATCGCCGCATACTGCTGCCGCCCGACCTCTGCCGCACTCGCCCCCGCCTCATCGCCTAGACGACCGATACTGCCCACCTGCCGATGCAGCTTGAGCGCATCTCTGAAATAGCCCTTGCTCAGCCGCTCCGCCTCCTCGCGGATATCCACATCTGACGCATCCAAAGGCAGCGTGGCCGACCAAGCAAACAACGGCCGCACAAACTCATGCAGCCAGCAATCGGCCGCATCCGGCCGACCGTCCGCCATCAACCCGCGCGCCGCACGCTTACAGCCCGCACCGTTCGCACGCTTCAGCCATTCCCGCCGCACCCGTCCGGCCAGCGCGCGCGGCATACGCGAAACCGCCTCAAAAGCGCGGGGCGACAACCGCACATACCGCCCGCGTTCGGCGTCGAACTCGGGGCGGTGGTAACGTATGGCGGACATCGCGCGGGCTTCCATTTTTTTAATCCGATTAAACTATTAAAACTTAAGAATATTTAGACCAATAAATATGATTGAGTATTTCGGGTGCGGGCGGGAATTTGTTTACCTCGCTGGGCGGTACATAACGCCTGCTGCGGTAAGCCGCCCGCTTTTCGGCGCAAGACAGGCACTGCCCAAGCCTGCGCCCCGTTTTCCCCCGCGCCGTTACCGGATACTCGGTTTCCGGCTTCGCCTTTTTGCACACATTGCAGACATAAATTTTCATGCCGCCTCCCGAACCAAATAAGCTCCCGGCCAGCCTGAGCGTACAAATGACAACACCGCGCCGAGCGAGGCAAAAAACTGCCTTCGTCCGTCCGGCCAAACCAGTACCGGACCACCGTTACCGACCAACACATCGGCCACGCGCCAATCCTCGCCCGCAGCCTCATAGTTCCAAATCGAATAATTTATCGCCATAAACCCCTCCTTTCAGACGGCCTCCGCCGCCATCAATCCACCACCCTAATCGGAACATCCAGTTCGTTCGCCAGCCGCATCGCCCCCGATACCGAATAAATCTCAACAGCACAGATACTTGTCATCTCGCTTCCTGATTTTTCGCACAAATGCACACGGACACCGCTTTGCTCAGCCACTATGACCTCGATGTACTGTCCGCTGTAGGCTTGGCTTTCAAAATTTAAAGAGTACATAATTAACCTCAACCTAATAATTTAATTATCAAAACCCGCTCTCCAAATCCTCCGCCGTCGGCTCGAACGGCAAATCGGGATAAATCCCCCGCGCAATCGGCATTTCTTCCGCCGCCACCGCCGCAGGGTCAGCCTCTGCCGCCACCGCCTCATGCCGCGCCGTACTCGGACGCTCCGGTACACAGCCGACTGCGGCAAACGTCAAAACCACCGCTGCAAACAGCACGGCCATCCGCAGCACAAACACAAAAACAGCTTCAATAAAAACATCCTTAACCATCACACATCTCCGCAAAATAAATAAACCGGCAAGCCCGAAGCCAAACGGACGAAACTGTCGCCGCCGCCGCTATCGCTGCACCGCCACACCCCACCGCCGACCAGTGGCGCAAGCGCATCCTGCACCCTCAAGCCGTCGGCATCGTCATACACCCAAATCGACACGGACACATAAGCCAAACCACCCAAACTCACACGGCACGGCAGTCCATCCAACACATCCGACAAAGCCCGAATATCATCCGACCGCCTGGCCGCATCCACCTGCCAATCCGCCAACTGCCGCATTCTCAGCGCACACGCATCGGCCATCATCTTTTCCAAGTCCATCACGCCGCCTCCCGGTGCATCTGCTTAGCCAACTCGGCCAGTTCTGCCGTCCGGCTCAAATCCTCCGTATCAGGCTCAATACCGAGCTTGTGCGCCAAACCCAACTGCTCCGACACCAAGCCGTCCATAGCCGCCAAATATCCCCCGACCTCAAAGCCCCGCATCACCGGCAACGGCAAGCCGAACGCCCCCGCCACCTGATTGACCTGCTTCATCAGCCCGTTTATCTCGCGGCACAAACCGGCCAACTGCGCCAAACCCTCGCGCTGCCCGCCGCCCAACAAACGCCCCCGCAAAGCGGCCACATCGCCGTCCCGCATCAGGCCGTCCGAACCCGCCGTCCGCGAACGCCGCGCATCGCGCTCCAAACCATTCATGATCGGCAGTAAATCCGTCTTTGCCCGCGCCAGCCTGCGACTGATGGCAAACACACAACGCGCCGCATACTTGCTGCGGTAAAGGCGCACCGGCTGCGGCGCGAACCGCCAATCTTTCGATTTATTTTGTTCTTTATTTTCAGTCATTTAAAAACCCTTTGCGTTTTTTAGGCATGCAAAAACCCCCGCCGTCCGCAAACGGCGTTGATTTACCCGTCAGACTTAAAGCAGCTCGCCTTGAGATTTAGCCAGCTCGGCCAGCACCGCCGCCTCTGCGCAACCGCTGATTTCCGGCGGCGTGTTTCCGCTGTCCCGATAAAACCGGCTCGGCGGACTAATCGTCGCCGTTATCTCAAACACCCCCGTCCCGGCCCATCCGCAAATCGCATTGGTACACCGCAAATAAAACAACCGGCTCAATGCAGTCTGCTGCTCACTTGTCCGCACCACACACGGCGCACCGCAAGTCGGGCAGGGATGGGGAGGCATGCGCAGCCTTCCCGCTTCGTTTACAGCCCTGTTTTTAACTGTCATCCCGCACAAAATAACGCTTAGTCAGTTCAATCACCGCAGCCTGTTCGGCCACCCCGTGCCGGAACACGTCCAGCAAATCCGCCAACTCACGCTCCGACACCTCGCCGTCGGCGGTAGAATCGCGCCACTTCTCCACCATCTCGCCCACATGGGCGATAACGGACAAAAAATGCGCGCTGATTTCTTCTTCGGCCAAGGCTGCGCAGCAAACATCGTCCGGCAGGCGCACAAACACCCCGCCGCTTTCGGCCGCCACCGCCTCCGCGAAATCGCAGCGGCCTGAAATGCGCTGGATAGCCAACGCCTCCTCGATAGACACCCGCTGCCCTTTGACCTGATACAGCCTGTTTTCCAAGGCCGTGCGGCTCGAAAGCCCCAGCGCGGCGGCAACAGAGGCATAACCCCCGTCCACCGAATGCGCCATATCCTTAATGGCTCGTTTAATTAAATCCATAAACCCCCCTGATAATTCTTGGTTACGCACCGTCAAGGGCAAGGCTAAGATACACACACCTCGCCGATGACCGGCGGCACATCCGACAGCTACACCGCCCGTGCCAGCCACGCTTCCCATGCCGACTGGGTGGACACGCACTTGTAGTCTCGCGGCGTAGCGCAATCCGCCCCGCTCTTCAGCCATTCGCCGTCACCGCGCCCCTCGACCCATGCCTCGAATTTAGGGCGTTCGGCCTCGATCAATTCGGCATCGTAGTAGTCGGCTGCGCATGTCATATTGTGCTGGTATTGCATTTTCTTACTCCTGTCTTAACGGCTTCCGCCGATGGGTTTGTTTAGGGTTGCGGACGACCTGAAGCCTGCCGCATTGGATTGGATAGGGTTGAATTTGAATCGCCGTGGGTGGCGGTATTTAAGATGCGGCTGCTTTACGGCACACGATGCGGGCGGCATCAAGTGCGGCAGCGCGGACGAACGTGCTTAACGGCATACGCTGGTTTTCGGCGGCGGCACGGATAACGGCCGCATCCTCTTTCAGCACCCATACTTGCACTAGAGTGGAGTGTGCCGTCCTCGGCACAGGTTTGTTTTCTTCGGCTTTCATGGTATATTTGCCTTTCACTGTAATTCGTTTGTAATGTTGCTTCGTGGTGATGCACATAATAAAACACTTACAGCTTATTATCAAACTAAAAGCGTATTAAATATTACGCTTTTAGCGTATATGATTGATTATATATGGTAAATAGTTTTGTTATCTAACAGCATTGAACGCGCAAAAACAGCATTAGGCGTAAAATCTGATTACGAGTTAGCCCAAAAGCTGAATATTACGCCAAGCTCCGTTGGTGGCTACCGGAAGAGGGGCAACGTCCTACCGCTTGAGCAGTGCATCAAAATAGCCAATCAAACCGGCGTATCGCTGGACTGGCTGATTTTGGGCAAAGGCGACCAAAAGGGCGGCGGTACGGCTGCGGCTTCCCTTCCTGCGCACGCAGGCACGGGCGACGGCATGCCCGCCGTCGGCTTCGTCCCGCTGTACGACATCACTGTCAGCGCGGGACACGGCGCATTGTTCGACTACGAGCACATCATCCAATGGGTACCGTTTGATTCCCGCTGGCTGGCCGCCGAAAACCTCAATGCGGCCGACTGCGTCTGCTTTTCCGTCGGCGGCGACAGCATGATGCCCGGACTGGCCGACAGCGACATTGTGCTGGTCAATCGCACCCGTCAGCGTGGTGACGGCGTATTCATCATCCGCATCGGCGAAGTGCTCCGCGTCAAACGCCTGCAATGGCTGGCCGACGGCACCTTGCGCATCAGCAGCGACAACCCGCTCTACCAGCCCGAAGTGTTGAATCCGACGATTTACGACGAAACCCAATTCGCCATCATCGGCGCGTGCCACAGTCGCATCGGCCGCGTATTCTGATTTCATTGCCGCCCGTTGGTTTTCGGGCGGCTGTTTTTTTACCGCCCAGAACATGACGAACAGCTTTAAAAACCAAGCCGCCGAATTTGCCGCCCGCCATTGCGCGCTTTTATCCGCCGTCCTGCACATCGGACGCTCAGATAACGGCAGGCTGTATTGGCGCGCGCGGCTCGAGGTTGAGGACTGGATACTGCGCCTCATGCAAATAGACACCTTGGCCGACCAAATCGAATCCAAGTCCGCGCAAGAAACCGTAACCGCATTTGCCGTCGTCGCCCGCAAGGCCGAAGCCGACAAAAAGCCCGCACCGGCCAAACCTGAAGCGGTAAAGCAGGCCGAAAAACTGCTGGCCGACCGGAAGCGGATAAAGCCGTACCACGACGACCTCAAAGACATTCTCAACGGCCTGCCTGCGGCCACCACACAGGCAGAATTTGAATCCTTACTGCATCAGGCCAAATCACAATCGCCCGACTTGCTGGAAGAGGCAATGGCTGCAGCAGGCAGCGTAGCCATCGCCGCACCCGGCGACATATCGGCCGCCCGTTCGGCCATCGGCACGATGAAAGACATTTGGGGCGGCTGGGTAACACTGCCCGACGGGAGGCGTTTTTAAATGACCCGAAAATCAGACTTTACCGTCCTGCCCGTAGGCGGCAGCTTCGAGATGGACTACATCAATTTGGACGGCGTCCTCAGCCGCCGCATCATCGACGTCCGCGCCTTCGTCTTTAGCGGCGATGGTTATATTCAGGCGTTCTGCCACGAACGGCGGGCAGTCAGGACATTCAAATACGACGGAATCATCGGGCTGGTTGATTTGGAGACTGGCGAAGTGATTGACCCCGCACATTTCTGCCAACACCTCAAGGCTCGGTACAACCAAGCACCGGAGCGTCAGATGGATGTTTTTATTTCGGATTTAGCACCGATTATCGACATCCTCGTCTATACCGCCTACTGCGACGGTAAATATGCGCCGTCCGAACAACGCTATATCGCTCAATGGCTGACGGGCAAGTCTGAGATGGGCAGTGATTTCCTGGCCTACGCACTGGACAGGATGAAAAAACACCCCGTACCCGACTTTTTCGACTTTTCCGCCGCCGTTCGGGCGGTCAATCAACGCTTCCCCGAATGGCGGCCGGCAATTTTGGAATATGCGCGCAATGTCGCCCAAGCCGACCGTAAAATCACGGATGAAGAGACGGATGTTTTGTCGGTTTTAGAACGGCTGTTCGGAATTTGACTAGGTCTTGCCGCCCGATAAACAAAGGCCGTCTGAAACCTTTCAGACGGCCTTATCATTTCGGCGGCACCAACAAAATGATTTACCCGCCCTCCAAGTCGGGCAGTGCCTCCAAATTTAGACTGCACACATAGCCGCCGCTGTCCAAACGGTGCGAAACCTCTGTTACCAGCCATTTTTCGCCGTCGATTTCGGGCTTGAATCCCTTAACGCTGACCGGCGTTTCCGGCGACATATCGGGCCGTCCGGCCGCAAGGCGGATTGAAAACTGGGCAGCCCCGCGTTGCAGCCGTCTGAATGCCGCCCGCGCCCCGTTCCAAGCCCGTTTCTCGCTGTCGTACAGATGGCGCAGCGTTTTAATTTTCTTGCCTGCCGTATCGATTTTGCGGCTTTCCGCCGCCTCTTTGTCCGTTGCCCGGCCGGTGGCCTTTTTGCCTGCTTTCTTGCCCTTGCGCGGCGGCTTTTTCCCCGCCTCCGCCGTCAGCTTTTTCTCCGCCTTCAGGTTTTCCGCATTAACGACAACTTCCTTTTTCTGCCCTGTCGCCTTGTCCGTGTAGTACGCGCGGACGGCCTCGAAAGCATTGGTGGCCGAATAGGTAAACCGATGCCCGTCGCCCATGCCGCGCACAATCTCCAGCGGCGGTATCGGCTTGCCTGAGGCCGTCTGAGCCTCGCCCGCAGGCAGGAAAATCAGCATGCCATGCTTGACCGTAGCAATCGCGTCGTACTGCTCCGCCAGCCGCGTCAGAAACGCCGCGTCGCTTTCGTTGGTTTGGTCAATGTGCTTAATATCAGCCAGCTTGTAGGCGTCGGAAATGCGGTACGGGTAGCCGTGTTTTTTCGCAATCGCCTCGACAATCTGATACAGCGTCTGCCCGTGCCAGCTTTTTTCTTCCTGCTGCGCCAGCGTTTCCGCCAAATCCGCCGCCCGCGCCGTGATGCTCAGCATATCCGGTGTGCCCGATGCGGTGAACTCGGTAAACAGGTATTCGCCCTTATCGACCAATCCCGTTTCTTTGTAGCCGATTTCCAACGTGATTTTGTCGCCGATTTTCGGGATAGCCAGCGAGCCGTCGTAATCGTTCAGCGTAATCGTCAGCTCGTCGGCCTCAAAACCGCGCTTGTCGGTCATCTCGATACTGATGATTCGGCTCATGGCCTGCGTTCCGAACGGCTGGCCGTTAATGGTCAGCACCGCCGCAGGGGTCAGATGCCGCCCGCGCGTATCGGTCAGCGTCTTAAATACTTTAACCGCGCCTTGTTTGATTTTGTCCAGCATCTATACCCCCGTCAGATTACGCACCAAACCCAAGCCCAACAGCAAGGCCTTGCCTTTTGTCCCGATGGGCACGTCCGACACTTTCTTTAGATTCAGCGTAAACGCAATCGCCCTCGGCGATCCGGTATGCTTTAACTCGCTGCGCTTTTCCTGTATGGCCGTGATGACATAGCTGCCCAACACTTCGCCGCTGCCCGTAATCAGCGGGTAGGGCCGCCCCGTACCCGCCATCTTATGCAGCATGGCAATCGGAAACAGCCCGCCCGTGACTTCGGGGCGCAGCTCTGCCTCAATGGCAATCTCTTCCGGGTCTTCGCCCGTGTATTGGGACGGCGGCATCCCGCCGACGACCTGCTGATGCGGATGCCGCCAACTGCTCGACCGGCTCATGGTCTGAAACGGCACCGTTTTGACGGTGAATACAAAAAATCCTAATGCTGCCAGTAAAATCATAGTCAATCCCTATCACGATAGCTGCTGTTCGCGCGGCGGCGTTTGTCGGCATCGCGCTCGTCCAAAATACGGCGGATTTGCTCAACAATTCCCGCCTCGCTCATGCCCGGCGCGGCATGCACATGAATGGTAATCGTATCGCCACCGAACGATGCGCCGGCGGCCGCAAACCCGCCGCGCTGGACGGCCTGCACGCCCCCGCTTCGCGGCGCACTGCCGCCGCTCGGCATGCTGACCTTTTCCGCAAGCCGCGCCAACAGCCCCGCGCCGCCGCGACGGATTGCTTCCACTGCTCGCCAGCCGCCGAACTTGGCTACGTCCCGCTGCGAAAAGACAACTTCGCCGCGATGCACGATGCCCGCCGCTTCGTTCACGCCGCCCGCGCCGGTGTATCCGCCGACGGAAAACCCTTTGCCGTCGAAAACGCGGCCGATGCTGCGGAACGGCGCATTGATTTTTTCGGTGATGTTCAGCCCGCTAAATGCTTCTTTCAATTGCCGCGCCTTGGCAATCAGCCTGTCAAAGTTGGCAATCAGCGAGGCCACCATACCGAGAGGCCCGGCCAGCGCGGCCACAATCGGGTTATCGCGGAATAGCTGCTTAAACCACTCCCAGCCCGCCGTCAGCGTAGCCTTGAGCCGCTCCCAGTTTTGGATCAGCAGCGTAATCATCCCGACAGGCCCGGTCAGCACATACAGTATCGGGTTTTCGCGGAAGGCGTTTTTAATCCACTCCCAGCCCGCCGACAGTGCGGCCGTTAGGCTGCTCCAGTTGTTGACCAACAGTCGCGCCGCCCCGACGATGGGAAAAATAAAATTAAGCACCGGATTGTCCGCAAAGGTTTGGTCTATCCATTGCCAGCCCCGAATCAAAGCAGCCTTGACCTCATCCCAATAAATATAAAGCGCAGCCAGTGCGGCCACCGCGAGAATCGCCCAGCCGAAAGGGTTGGTCACAAGGAATACGGCGGCTTTTGCGCCGAAAGAGAGTAGGGCGGCTCCCAGACGACCGAGAAATCCCGCCGCCGACGAAAGGAGCGGGATAAACCGCATCACAGCCGCTCCAACGCCGCCGAATCCAAAGCGCATCAAAGCCATCGGCAACAGGAAGGTAGACATCGCCACCGCCAGCGTACCCAACACAGCCAGCAACACCGTAGCCGCCACCGCAGTCTTGGCAAGTGCCGACGCTGCCTGCGGATGTTTGGCCACCCACTGATCAAACTTGTCCAGCAGCCCGCCGACTAAGTTCATCCCCCATTCGATACTGTCAAACAGATGCCGCCCGACGCCCGTTTCGGTGTTGAAAAGCCTGTTTTTAAACATCTGCCACTTGGAGCTCATAGCCTCTACGCGGATGGAGAACTCGGCATCCAAACTCCCTAACGCATCTTTTGACGTAGCCAGTTTGATTTGTTCGCCCCACAGCTCCGTATTGGAAATCAACTGCGCGAATACGCGATTAAACTCGCCGCCCGCTAAGTCCTTCAAAACGCCCGCCCGCTGTTCTTTCGGCAGTTTTTTCACGGCCGCGACGATTTTCTCCAACGTACCCTGTGCGTCCTCAACGATACCTTTTTGCACGGCTTTTGCGTCCAGCCCGATTGCCGCCAACCCCTCGCGCACCGGCTTCATATCCGGCGCGGTACCTAGCCTCGTCATCAATGTTCCGACGGCACGCGCAGCGGTCTCCGACTCCACCCCCGCCGAAATCAATGCGGATCCGAGCGCGGCCACATGCTTCTCGTTCATCTTCGCCAGCCCCATACTGCCCGACACGCGGTTCATGTAGTCGATTAACTGCTCTCCCGATACCAGCGCGTTGTCGTCAAGGTAATTGATGACGTTGGTCAGCTCGACGGCCTCTTGTTTCGACAGTTTAAAGTTTTCGCGGATACGCCCTAGATCCTCAGTCAGCTTCTCGTAATCGTCCGACTGAAACGCATTTGACGCTTTCACGGCCTCAAGGACAAACTCCCGCAGCTCTTCGCGCGGCCGCCCCATCTTCGCGCCGAGTTCGTACATTTTCATTAACTCGAGCGTACTCATCGGCACTTCGCGGCTTAGCCCCTGAATTTCCGCCCGCATCTCGGCGATTGCCTTTTTATTCAGGCTGCCGTCGGCATTTTTCAGCCCCGACACCTGACGCACCACGCCCAGCATCGCATCTTCTTCGCTCATCGCACCCGCCGCAGCATGTTGCAGCGGACGACCAATCGAATACGCCTGGGCCATCGCGCCTAATCCGGCATTTCGCAGCGTTGCCGACTTATCGCGGGCACGGTCTATGCTTTTTTGCGCGTGGGCTAATTTGTCTAATGCCATCCGCTGCCGCTCTACCGCCGTCGTCGCATCTTTATGCCGCTGCGCCAAAGCTTCCTGCGCCTGTTTCAGATTGCGCGTAGACACACCCGCCGCCTTCATCGTATTCCCCAGCTTCGACAACTCGCCCCGTTGTTTGTCGTGCATGGCGGACAGCTTGCGGCCTTCCGCCGCCAGCCGCTCCATCTCCGCAGCCTGCTTGCGCGTCGGTGCACCCGTCTTTTCAATTTCAGCGGCCAATGCCTTCTGCGCCTGCCTGTTTTTTAGCACGGCCTCGCCTAACCGCTTATATTCTTCTATTGCCGGGCTGAATCTCTCCAACGCCTTTTGCGCCTTTTCTGTCTTCCGCAGCGCATCGGTTTGCCTCGACAATTCGGCAGACAACGTCTGACTACTGCGGCGCAGCTTCTCAAAACCCTTGCTTGCTTTGTCGCTCGCAGTCATAATGACGTTTATCACTAAATCTTTTTTTGCCATCCTTTTAATCCTTTACACACGGGAGCGGCCATGAATAAAACCTACACAAACGGCTTCGGCCTTTACGAAATATTCGCCATCTTCTACGGCCTGCTTAGTGCATTTGCCGTTTTCTTAATCTCCCTCGCTATTTTGGCAGTCGGCGGCATCGTAATCTTATCCCTCCTATTTGCCTGATCGTCCGAACAATTTAAAGGCCGTCTGAAACACCGCGCATTGCGGCAACGTTTCAGACGGCCTGTTTTTATTCTTCGGGCTTGCTGCTTTCGACCAGCTCGATTGCCTTGTCGGTATACCTCAGCAAATCCGGCAGCCTGTAACCGCCGTATCCGGCCGTACCGCCTCCGAACACGGCCGCGCATTGCACCATGCAATCCGACACGTTGTTAAAAAAACGCAGCTCACTGTTGGCAGCTGCCTGCCACATATCCGGGCAGGCGGCAATTATTGCGCAGAAGTCGTCTGCTCGGATTCGGACGCCGCAAGGTAGCCCAATTCCTGCAATGCTTCCCGCATCTCCGCTTTCGCCTTCGGCGGCGCGGAAAAAAAATCCAAAGCAGTATTTAAAACCTGTGCGTCAGACAGGCTCAATTTGCCGTACTGGAGGCGTGTCAGCGGCGGTGTGGCGATGCGCGCCAAGATTTTTTGCACGGAATCGGTGTGCTTGATTTTAATCAAATCTTGCCCCAATCCGTCCATGTCCTTAGCCAGCGGCTCGCGTAAGGTGTACTTGTCGCCGTTTGATAGGCCGACGGTCAATGTGCCGTCCTCATTGATTCTGATGGTCTGCTCGTTCATAGCAATTCCCTATTTTCAAATATTAAATACCCAATGCCGAGCGCAATCCTTCGCGCTCGTCTTTGCCGCCGAATGCGGCCTTGTTTCCAATCACATCGATTTCCACGATCGGCTCGCCGTCCAGCGTCTCTTTCCAGTAGACAAGCGCGATTTTAAATTTATGCTCGCCGCCTTCGCCCTGTTTGTCGCTGCCCGGGTCTGCTTCGATGATGCGCCCCCGCGCCTCGCCGCGCAAAACCCGATATTCTTGGCCGTCCTCTTCCTGCAACGCGCCCTGATAGCGGATCAGCTTGCCCGAAATGCTGGACGACATTGATTTCAGCATATCGGCATCATAACCTTTGCTGGTAATCTCCAATTCCAGCTTTTCAAACCCGTGGACAACGGTCATTTCCGTCATCGCGCCGCCCGGTGTGTAGTCTTCCGTTTTGCGCGTGATTTTGGGGCGGGTAATATCGACAGTTACGCCGTATTGGTTTTCGCCGTCCACAAAGGCATTAAAGCCTTTCAATACCTTAGGCATTTTCATGTTTTCTAGCTCCTCGGCCGTCCGAATATTTCAGACGGCCTTTTGTTTAAACGGTTGTCGGTCTCAGCGTGTTGGCAAAACTGATTGTTTTCTCAACCAAATTAACGAAGAATGTATCGGTATTGTGCTGCTCAATCAGCAGGTTTTCGAGCGGCGGCACATACGTCCACTCGTAGCTGACCGGGAACTGACCCGATGCAACTGCCGTTTCAGTCACCTTGGCGCGGTCGAGATAAACACGTGCGCCCAAAATTCGGCCTTGTGCGACAAATTCGGCCAGCTTGGCGTTAATACCCATCAAAATATCTTCGATCAGGCTTGGGTGCATGGGCTTGTCAATCGCCCACAAGAAACCGCCCGCAATCGTTTCCTGAATGATTTGTGCGCTTCGCACGGCCACTTCAAAAGCCATCATCGGGTCGGCCGAACAGGTGCGGTTGCCCCATACGCGGAATCCTTTTTCGCGCACCAACGTCGAAACGTCGGCATTATTCAGCGTGTTGGCTTCGCAGTTGGCATCCAAAATATCGAAACTGCGCGCGAACTTAAGCCCGCTTACACCGTTGATTTCGGTATTTGAAATCGATTTGTGCCAGCCGATTTGCGCATCCAGCTTGGCGCGCGCGCCTAATACGCGGGCAATCGTGGCCGCCGTGTCATTTTTGCCGCTGGCCGCGTCAAAAGCCATAAACTCGTTATCAATCAGCATCACTTCGCGCTGGCCGAAGTTGTTTTTATAGCTCTTAACCTCGGAAATATCCGCCGCGCCGCCTGCCGAAGCGTAAACAAAAGCACGGGTAGCTTGAGCAATGCCCGCCAACTCGGTAACAACATCTTGGCTGTCCAGTTCCGGCACGCCTAAAATCTTAGGCACAAATCCGGTTGCCGCTTTGGAGCGGGCAAGGGCTTTCAGGCCGGTATAAACCCCGCCTTCAGCGGTGCCGATGATGTTTGCCTTTTGTTGGTCGGCATTTTTATCGGCAGCCACCCGGACGACGACGATTTGCGCGTCGGCCTGATCCACAATCGCATCCAACGATTTAGCCAACGTACCCTTGCCGCCCGCCTTGCCTAAAGCCTGATAGGCCGAGGCGTGGAAAACGGGCGTATTGAGCGGAAACGCTTTTGCGTCCGCATCCTCGCCGGTACAAACCATGCCGATGATGGCCGTCGAAATATCCGAAATAGGGCGGATGCCCTCCGTGTACTCTTTTGCTGTGATGCCGTGGTGTCTTTGGCTCATATTTTTTCCTATGTGTGTCCGCAATTTGTGATTTGTCAGATGCCCAATATGCGCGATTTCGCCCAAACTGGACAGCCCCTATGCTTTTTATGGCAACTCTTACAACAGCTTATTCAGTATTCTTGCCATTTCGGCAAGATCGTTCGGCGACCATCGCCAGCCTGCGGGCAGCCCCAGTGCGGCGGCGCACCACTCGGAGCAAAACCAGCGGCGGCGGTTATGCCGCAGCCCGAAGGCAATGCCCAACGCGCCTTTCAGGTCGTAACCCTGGCCTTGGGTTTCCGCCCATACCCGTTGCAGGCGTTCGTGTGCTTCGGAGGTTGACTCCATTTGGATCAAGTCCCACTTGACCGCAGGCAGCGGCATGGTTTTCACGCGCACGCCGCCGTCCCGAATGGAAGCGGAATAGCAATCGTATTCCTGCCCGATTGCCGTTTCAGGCAGCCTTACCGCAATCTCGCAATGTGAGTACCGCCCGCGTGTCAAAACACGGGTCAGCCCATCGGTAAACCGTGCCGCCCACACGCGCCAGCCTGTGCCGTCGCGGCGGCCTTTGTAGAGGGCGAGATAAATTTTCCGCTCGCTCATCTGTTGGTCTCCCCGTCTTCAATTTGCTCATAGTTGGCCGTCCAGCCGTCGCTGTAGTCGTATTCCAGCGGGTGTTCGGCTTTAAGCATGGCGGCTTTATGCTTCTCGGCATTGATAAAATCCGCCTCCTCATCATCATGCATGGTCTGCATGATTTCTCGCAGCAGCTCGGGGGTGAGCATCAAAAAGCTGTTATCCATCGTTTTCCAGTTGATGGGCTTTTTAAAACCGCCCGTTACGCTTTCCAGTGCCAGTGCCAGATATTGCAGGCGGGTCGCGTCGTCGGTCTGAAACCACTTGCCGACCGATTTGGCGTACACCCCGTGGCGCAGGTTGTCGTAACGCTTGGCCTTGATGCGCTCCCACATCTCATCCTGCTGCTCGGCTTTGAGCCGGGCGGCAACGTCCGGAGGCAATACCCAAGCCTTCGCTTTTTCATCCCACGTTTGATATTCGTTCTCTCGTGGCAGCAGGGTCAGCCCGGCGGGCAGTTCGCCCACCCTCTCAATCTGTACTGCTGCGCCGTCTGCGGTGCGGTAGGCGGTTTTGCCGCGATGGTCGGGCAGGTATTGCCAGGCGTTTTTTTCGGGCTGCCAGCGGGCGGCAAAGCCTGCGCGGTCTTCAGGCGGTTCGGCGTCGATGCAGCCGGCGGGCAGCAGGTAGCCGCCGTCTGCGGCCAGCGGGTCGAGGTCGGCCACGGTTTGGTGCAGGTAGAGACTGTCGGTATCCAACTGGCAGACGGCCTTGGTGGCCGGGTATTGGTTTTCACTCATAATTTGTCCTTTCAGGCAGTTTTAAATCTTGATGCAGGCAAGCAGCGCAAGATTGCGTGGTCGGGTTTCGCTGCCACCAAAGGATTCTGTTTGGCCGACACCGTCAATCGAATACCACGATGATGCGCCCCCTCGGTCGTTGTCCCCAGTACGTTGTGGGACGCCCCCATGTGTGTGCGCCCTGAGTTCGTCCGATTGTGCCGAACCGAATACACGGCCCCGGTCAATGCCGCGTCCATCGTCCCAGCCGCGCACAAATTCGCCGCGCAGGTCGGGCAAATTAAACGTGCTGCGCCCGTCGCCTGCGCCGTAGGTGGTGCCGATGGCGGCAAACAGGGCGGCATAGGCGGTGCGGGATACTGCGGCGCCGTTGGCCTTGAGCCAGCCAGCGGGGGCGGTTTGCCCGGCAAAATACAGTACCGCGCCGCTGGGTATCATGCCGGCGAGGTCATCCACATTGAGCAGCCGTTTGCCGTCATAGCGCAGCTCGCCGTCGTTGCGCATGGACAGGTATTTGCCGCTTCTTTTGTTGTAAAAATAAGAATTTACGTTGTTTGCGCCAATTTGCAGGTATTGGTTGTTATTAAAGTCGCCCTCGCTGTCGGCCACAATCGCGCCCTTTTTCAGTGTGGTAAGGCCGGTAAAGGTTTTGTCGCCGCCGATAGTTTGGTTGTCGGCGGTTTTGACGGCTCCGTCTGCTGCTTCTTTGGCGGCGACGGCCTTGTCATAAGCCGCCTTTACCGCCTTCGGCGTTGCCGCTTTGTCCTCGTCCGCGCTGTCGGTATCAGAAGATAGCCGTACGATGCCGGCCTGCGTGGTGCTGGCCTTGTCAATTTCATGGCTGTGCGTATTGCTCACGGCCACGTTAGTGGATGTTGCCGTTATCTTGGACGGCGTACCCAAAGCAAACGTTCGATTGCCCGCCAGCGTACCGCCGCCCGTCAATCCCACACCGGCAGTCAGTTGGATTGTTTTGTCCGCCTTTTGCGTGTCGGTGCGGTCTGCCGCCGCCTTGTATTCCACCAGCGTGTTTTTCAGCCAGCGGGTGCGGTCAAAAAGGGTGCCGAAGGTCAGGTTGATGGGCGCATTAGGCCCGCCGATTACACTATCACCCGGCATTACCATGCGCCCCGTCTCGGGGAAGCGCGATTGCTCTTCAAAGTTACTCATTATGCGGCTCCAAAATTGTAAGTCCCGTCAAATACCAATGTACCGTCCCATTTAAACGCCTCAGAACGGAAATCCATAAAAATCAACTCGCACCGCAACGGCGCAATGCGCCCGAGAATGCGGCGCAACACAGCCGCTTGCGCGTTACTGATGACGCGCTTGAGCACAATGCCGTATTTCGCCCAATCGCCCTCGCCGCCGCCGTACTGATACACGCCGTTGAATTGGGCCGTACCGTCCCACCGCAACGCAGCGGCATTCTCGATGATGTCGATTTCACCCAAGTCCAAATCTCGAAACAGCTTCCGCACGATGTATGGTGTGCCCTTATGGGCATGCAGGGTTACATACTCGGCAATCAGCCGCCGCTTCGCCTGCTCCGTTTCGGCAAAATCCCAACCCTCATCCAAGCCGACGCTGTTTGCCCAAGCCAGCCACGGCAACCATTCGGCAGGGCAGGCGGCAGGATCGCGCACCTGCCCGATAACGGCCGCATTCAGTCGGGCATCTGTTTCGTCGGTCAGCTCGGCCAATGCGTGCTGCAACGGGCTGTTGGCAGACGGTAAAATGCCACTCATTACACCTCCCGCGCCGTCACGGCGGCAATGACGATAAACTCCCCGTCTTGACAGGCCACATCGGCGGTCGGACTAATCAGGCGGATGCGGTGCACGCCCTCCATATCCAGCGCGCCGATGATTTTTGACAGCGCGACGAAACCGCCGATTTTTCCCGACTTCGCCGCCAAATCGTCCAACGCCTGCCGTTGCGCCTGTTTGATTAAGTCTTTGTCCGGCCCGGTCAAATACTCGGCCTCGTACTCGATGCGTACTTCTTTTTTCCGCGCCGCCTGCACCTCCACCGTATCGCACAACGGCCGCACGTTTTCGCCCGACAGCTTATTGCTTACCGCATTCAACACCGCCTGCGCAGGCACACCGCCGCCTGAATAACTCTTGACATAAACCCGCACCGTGCCGGCGCGCACCCGCACGGCTTGGGCATCGGCCACATCGACATGCGCATCCAGCGCATGAGCAACATAGGCGGCAGCAGGCCCGGCGGCGGCATATTTTTCAGGGTGCAACTGGATGCGGCGGCGGAAGTCGGCATCCGATTCATATACCGCCTCCACCGGCGGCACGGCGCGCGGATTCGCAGGGCGGATTGTTTTGCGAGCCAATCCGCGCAACGCGCCGATGTGGTCTAAATCCGCACCTTCGGCAAAGGCCAACATCCCCGCCCGCGCCGCCTCATTGATGCGCTGCCGCAGCAAAATTTCTTGATAGGCCTGCTGCTGCAAGTCTATCGTCAGCGGCTCCGACTCAAGCTCCAGCGTCGCGGCAACCGCCTGACGGATACCGGCAGGACAAAGCTCAATCAACCGCGCCTTGCGGCGGGCAAATACCGTCTCAAAGTCAAACGCCTCCACCGCATCGGGCGCGGGCAGCAAGGTCAAATCAATATCGCTCACAACGTTACCTCATAATCTTCAAGCCGCCCGCCCGTTTCCGCCTTCAGCACGATTTTCAGACGGCCTGCCTCAGGCACGGCCTCCACGTCCACCGAACGCACCACAAGGCGGGGCTCCCATCGCGCCAACGCATCCACCACCGCCACACGGCACAGCATCAGCGTGACCGGATTGAGCGGCATATCGACCAAATCAGGCAGCAGGCTGCCGTATTCTTCGCGCTGCACGCGCGTGCCGATGCGCGTAAAAAGGATGTTCCGTATCGACTGCGACAGATGCACGCGCAGCGGCATCAGGCGGCCGTTTTCCGCATTCATCATTTTTTCGGCTCTCCCGTCGTGCCGCCGCTGTCGCCGGTATGGACGTGCTTATCGACAACCACGCCGTTACTCGACATACTGCCGGTGTTGGCAAACGATCCTTCATGCACAAAGCTGCCCCTTATCACCGTCGTGCCGGTTGCACCGTTGTCGCCGCTCAGTCCTGATTGATAAGTAAACAAGCCCTCCACCGTCAGCGCACCCTTTACCGTGTTGTCCGGGCAGTCTATCGTCAGCGATGTGGCCGCCTGCACCTCCACCGCTTTCACGCCCGACAACTTAAATCTGCCCGCAGCATGGTTATATTCCGCCCGCGCACCATCGGGAAACCTGACCACGGTCTCATCCGCACTGCCCGAAGGCTGTTGATGGACTGACGACTTGACGCCGCACAGCACCAACCCGTTAGCAGGCTCGCCGCTCGGCGATAGCACAATGCAGTTTTCCCCCACCGACGGCGGCCGATGCACCGACACGCCCCCGGCGGCGGGGACGAAATAGCCCAGCCAGTCGGTCAAAAGCTCCCCATGCCGCACGCGCACCAATCCCGCCGAAGCGTTTACCTCGGCGACGACGCCCTGCTTAATCAGGTTTGCAATCATGCGGGAGAGTTCGGCATACATTTCAGACGGCCTCAGACAATACAATGGCCGATTATGAGGCAGCCGCAGGCAGACGCGGGCGGTGCGGTTTATTAAGGGGATTTTTTACAAGAGACAATCAAAAAGGCCGCCTGAATTTCAGACGGCCTTTGTCATCCCGCTTCGTCAAATCATGCAGTTTTTTGCCGTGCGGCGGATATCCGCCAATGCCTCCGTGATATACGGCTTATGGCCGGAATCGGCAGGCAGCATGTCCGCCAAAGTTTCCAGCGTGCGGCAGCTTTGGCTCAGCAGGCGGCGGGTTTCGCTCCATACCGTCCACATGGTGATGCCTTTGGGACAGCCCAGCCGCCGCAGCGGTTCGGATGCGTCCTTACCCATTTCTATCGACCATGCGCCGTAGTACAGCATGGAGGCCAGCCCGTGCAATGCCGCGCCGTCTATGGCGGATCCGGGTTTGGGTGCGGCGGGAGCAACGGGCGCGGTATCGGGGAAGCCCAAGAATCGCATCGTCTCGGCATAATCGGCGGCGCGGATGTGGGCAGTTTGGGCGACGGCGAAGCGGCGGTGCAGGCGGGCGTAAACGGATTGCGTGGTTTCGAGGCTGATACGGGACAGCTCGGCAACGGCTTCGGACACGCGGCGGATTTGCGTCGGGGTCAGGGTGTCTTCGTGCGGGGCGGGCGCGGCATCTTCGCGGTCGAGGAAACATTGGATGACTTTCAGTGCGAAGGCGGGGGAAATCCACATACCGTAACTGATAACCAGCTCGCGGCAAACGAATGTGCCAAGCCCTTGTTTCTTAAGGATAACGGGATTTCTCGTTATTTCTATTTCTTTAATCAATTCAATAGTTTGCTTGTTTCTAAGAAAGTCTGGCGGCTCTTGGCTTCGCAAACCGCCCGCTAGCCGACCGCCGCACCAGAGGCGTCAGCTTTGTTTATTTTTGACAGAAAGATGGCTGATGACAAGCTGTTCAATGGTTTCCAGTTCTTCGGGACTGAACGCCAATAAGGTACGCTCAGGGCGATTGCCTTCTCCTCCCTGATGGGCTGCCGCAATCCATGAAGTCATTCCGCTAATGAATTTAATCGCCACACCGTTATTGGTGATTTTTGACTTCAGATATTTAGTGCGGTGAATTTTTGTAAACATACGGCTGCGGATGGGTTCACTGGTCGGCTTACCCTTTACCACCCGAATGTAATCGCGGTCAAATCTGGATACGCCGCGCGTTTCGATTTCATAACCCCATTCGTATTGCGGATCATAGGCTGCCGTATCAATGCGGGTCTTCTTGGCAGCACTGGCGGCTGTTTTAATATTTTTGAACCGTCGGATACGCCCGGCGTGCTGACCGCGCATATAGATAAAAAGCTGCCCGACTTTAAGCCGCTCATTTGCTCTGAGTTTTCGCCCCTGCTCTTTTGGCTGCTTTCGCGGGGTCATGGGACTACCATCAGGCAGGATATTAGCTTTGATTCTGCGTCTGTTTGCCTGCTCCACAACCCTACCGATGTCACCTTTCAGACGAAGCAGGCCTTTAACAGATAGTTTATCTATATAACCGTCAATTTGTTGAATATAGAGTTCTAGGGTTTGGTCTGTCATGGTACTCCCACAGGGTTATCGCTGATTCCCAGTGCATTCATCAGGTCTTTTCGGTTTGCATTGCGCGGATGGCCGATTTCGATATTGCCGTCGTCATCCACAAGGACGGTCGTGCGCTCGGTCAATTTAAGCTCGATTAAAACGTCGGCACTGTGCGCGCCCAAAATCTCCGCCTCCATTGTGTAGGCGTTCGGGTCGGTATCGCCCGGGCCGAGTATGTCGGGCTGGTTATCTTGCAGCCAGTTGATGATGACTGCATTCAATATGTCCAAATCGCCGACAAAATCGGTAATCAGGATGCTGAGCGTAAAGCGCGTCTCATGGCTCAGCGTACCTTTGCTCGCCACTACCCGCCCGGGCATGATAAACATTGACAGCTTTTCGGGATTGTTCTTGATTTCGGGCAGGTGCTTTTCGATTTCGGCGCGCAGTTTTTCAGGTTTTTCCATTTTCAGACGGCCTCTACGCCATCAGGCGTTGTTTATGCTCTTCGATTTGCTGGCAGTCGATACAGCAGCGGCAGCCGGGCACGGCCTGACGGCGGGCTTCGGGTATCGGCTCGCCGCACTCCTCGCACTCGTATGCGGAGACGGCGGCCATTCCCGCCGTTCTTGCCGCCTGATTTTCTAGCGCAATGCGGCGGTGCATGTCCTCGATTTCGGTGGCTTGGTCGTAAATATCGGTCATGGCCGCGCCTCCTTGTCAGGATGCAGGCAGGCCGCCAAGGTGTCGCGGTAAAGCCTGCATTGCGCAAACGCGGCGCGGTAGGCGATAAAGCCGTCCAATAAGTCAGCGGTGGTTTTGATTTCGCCGACTTCGGCGCGGCATTCGGGCACCGGCGGGCAGGTTTCCGCCGCGCGGACGACAACCGGCTCAGGCTTGGCGCATCCCACCAAGCACACGGCCACCGCCGCCACATAAAGTTTTTTTATCATTTATCAAGCCCCTCCAAGGCAGCGGCCACATCGGATGGCAAAGGTTGTAAAGCCCATTGCGGGTTGTTGGCAGCGGCCTGCCGCACCTTCCCGGCATCGGCCGCCAGCCTGATTTGCAGCGCATCGTTTTGCACTTGCAACTCCTCGACCCGCGCACGGTACAGCTCTGCACTCTCCCGCGCCGCCTTAAGCTCTTTTTTCGCATCTTCGACGGATTCGGTCAGCGTATCGATTTTTTTTGCGCGCGCCGAGAGGGTAAAACCCTGCACGGCGGCAACCGCAAGCAAAACCGCAATCACAGCCGCCGCATAAATCATACTTTTCATGCCATCCCTCTACGCCAACTCAAAATGCGGGCCGTCGATAAAGGCTTTCTTGCCTTCAGCGCGGCGGGCAGCCACATAATCGGCCACCAGTACCTCGGCGGGCTTGTCGGTGTCGTTCAGCGTCTGCCAGCAGCCGCCCCAGCGGACGCGTACGCCCGTCTCTTTTGCGGCGAGGCGCATTGCATCAGCGATGGGGTAAAAGTGCGCCCAAGCCCACGATATTTCTTTCGTGCCGTTGCCGTCGAAATCGCCCCACGGGATAAGGTCGGCGGCGTGGCCGTAGCCATCGGCTTGCTTTAAATGTTTGCTGTTGAGGGTACGGCTTGCGCCGGCGGCGACAAGTCGCTTTTGACGCTCCACGGTACGCAGCCCCTCGTTGACGCCGAAATCTTGCGCGGTAATCTCTATGGCGCGTTGGATGACTTTAACAAGGTTCGGATGCACGCCTTGCAGTTTGGCAAGGCTGGTTTTTCCTAATTGATAGCCTGACATTTTGATTTCCTTTTTGTGTGTGTCGGCGGACGCTTAATGTTTTTCCGCGCCCCTAAAATTCCCGCGAGGCCGTCTGAAATATTCGGACGCCGCCCGCCCCTTTGCTTCGGGGCGTATTTTTCGCGGATGGATTTTGCTGACGTTGCCGCCGCTCCACAAAACTGCCCCCGTATGCAGGGCGAGGCCGAAAATCAGCAGCCAACAGGTCAGGTTTTGCATTGCAAAGGCGGCCGACAGCGCAAGGCTGCACAGCCAAACGATGGACAAATAAGCGATGCACGCGCTCAGCGGTTTGTGGGTCTTGCCCCGCGCGTCAAACATGATGATGCGGACGGCGGCAGTCAGCGACAGGGCGATAACGGCGGCAGCTTGGACGGTATTCATTCAGGCACCTCCTCTTTCAGACGGCCTTTTTCGATCAGGCGCATAACGCGCTGTAGCCCCAGCACCAAACCTGCCGAGAATAGGGCGGCGGCCGTAAAGCTGTTGATGTGCAGCGTGTCGCCGGGCACAAGCCAGTTAATCAGCTCTTCCGCGCCGTCGTAGCCGAAAATGCCGCCAATAAAGGACACCGCGAACAGCCAAGCCTTATTTATCGGTCGCTCCGCCTTTTGGCTCAGCACAAACAGCGACGCGCCAATCAGTGCGCCGAAGGCGACGGAGGCATGGACGTGGTAACTGCCGATGACAATAACGGCCGTATTGATGGCAGTGGTTGTTTTGTCTTGGGTCATGACGTTTTCAGTCCCATAGGTTGACCGTTTTCACGGTTTCGGTTTTTTCTTCTTCGGGCGGCGGCATGACGATGGATACGCCCGCAGGCAAGACGGCAAGCTGTTGCGACAGCCCCGGATTGCGCGCCAATATCCGTTCCACCTGCTCCGCACTGCTGCCGTAGTATTCGTAGGCAATGCTGCTGATGGTGTCGCCTTCCCGACTGATGACGGTCTCGGTATTCATATCAGCTCGCTGTCTGTGTGGGCGCGACCGATTAAGTCGGCGACGGCATAATGCCCCTCGCGCCGAAAATCGTCGGCCTGCTGCTGTTTGGCATCCGCCCGGTCGGCCACTTTGCCCGTTGCCGCCGTGTCGGAGTACGTTTCAAGGATGAGTGCAGCGGCAAAGCAGTACACCGCGCGGCGGTAGCGCATTACCGGCAAGGCTACGCCGTTGATTTTTTCATCCGACAACTGCGCCAATTCCGCCTTGCCTTCGGCCTGGGCGTGTTTTCTCAGTTCGGCAAGGTTTCGGTTTACCTTGCTGACCGCCGACGCGGCGGCATCAAACAGCCGCTCGGACGTAACGCTTGCGTCGATACGCATGGCTTGGCGCATATCGTTGAGATTAACGACAGGCCAAAAGCTGCCGCTGTCTATCGCTTCCCAGCCCGCAGACTGCACAGACTGCGGCGCAGTATTGAAATTGAATCCGGTCATGCTTCGCCCGTCAGAATAGGTGATGCGGCATGGTGTCGGCGAGGGCATGGGCAGTACGGAAACTTTCCTTCATGACCTGCCGCCACCTGCCGCATCGGAGGGAGAGGTTAGGAGGCAAGCTGCTTTTCCAGTGCCTCAATTCGTTTTTTGACGCCCGCCTTATCGTTGTAGCCGACAGCTTGGCGGTACAGGTTGAGCGCGGTTTCGTTGTCGTCTGCCGCCTCTGCCTTTTCCCCCGCCGCCTTCAGCAGCTTGGCGCGGATGACGTCGGCGAGATTGATTTCATGCAGGCCGTCTTCTTTTTTCGCCGTCGCCCACTCAATCAGCGTTTTCAGGTTTTCCGCGCTGATTTCCGAGCCGGATTCGATTTGGCCGGCCATCTGCTCGACGATGATTTCGGGCATTGAGCGGCTGTATTCGTCGGCGGATTCGAGGCCGCTGTGTATCAGCACGTCGGCCAGCGGCATTGCCTCGTCCAATAAGCCGCAGTCAATCATCCACACGATGACGGTGGCGGCAATTCTGTCGTCGGTTTGCACGGTACTGGCGGCAGTGATGCCGTCTATCCACTCCTGATAGGCTGGCAACGCCTGCTTTTTAATATGCACCTTGTCGGCAATGCTGCTGACAGATTTGAGCAAAACTTTGTCGTCATGCAGGTTTTTTAACAGGCGTTGGTACGCGCTAAGACTGCCCAAATCCGCGCCACCCGCTTCGGCGGCGGCAATTTCGGCAGTGGTTTTTTCAAAATGGCGTCTTGCGTAGCTCATATTCTTCCCCATAGGCCGCCTGAAAATTTTTCAGACGGCCTGTTCCCATTAGGCGGTGTACTCTAGATACTCGACCAATGCCGCCGCGCCGTACTCCTCGACGATAAAGTCGATGTTTTTGGACTGGTAGCACTCAATCTGGTCTTTTTCCGGCACGTCTTTGATGTGGCGGCGTTCGCCCGATACTTGGTAATAAATACTCAAGTTAGCCAGCGGCGTAATCAGCAGGGTATTTGCAGGCATATTCGGCACATACATCACCGGCAGGCCGCCCAAAGTGCGTTTTTCGCTCAGACGGCCGCCTGCTTCCAGCTCGGTCGCTTTGTCGCCGGAGGCATTGACGATACGCAGGTACTTATCGCCGACAGTACGGCGGGAGGCCAACACGACAAAGTCGGTGCGGTCGGCAAAACGCTCGTCCATCAACTCGTTAAGCACATCGGTAACAACGGCATCTAAATTTTTATACTCGGTTGCGCCCGGGCCATATTTGACTTTTTCGCTTGCCTTACCCAGCACACGCGCGGCGTTTTCTTCGCGCATTTTTTGCAGCCAGCCTTTTGCCACGTCTTGCAGCAGTTGGTTTTGGGTAAAGTTGCTGTTGGCGGCGCGGGACGTGCCGTTCATACCGACCGTAATCAGGCTGATGGCGATGGATTCGGCGATTTTGCGGTTGATGCGGGCGGGAAAATCGGAGGTGACATGTGCCCACTGGTCAATCTCGTCATAACGCAGGCGCACGTCGAAGTTGGTTTTTTCCAGTTTATAGGTGCGTTTGCTCAGACTGTGGATCGAACGCGGCTTGCGCTCGGTGTTGTCGTCCGAGGTATCGGTATTACTGCCGATCAAGCCGGTAGACAGGCCGATAACGTCGCCGACTTTTTCCACTTTGCCGCTGATATTGATTTGCTTCAGCAGCTCGCTTGATTTGCCGATTTCGTCATACATCCGCTGCACGGCAGCAGGCGCGACACTGAAGTCTTCGCGTACTTGTTCTGGGCGCAGGTTGTTTGCCTGCGCGACGGCGGCGAACATGGCGGCGATGGCTACGGATAGTTTTTTGCGTTGCATGTTTTTTCCTCAATATATGTGTGTGTTCGGGGATAAATGGTTGCGTTACCAACCGGCGACAGCCGTACCTTCGCCCACGCCGGTATGCGGCGCACGGTTGCCAGTAAAAGCGACGGTTTCGAGCTGCTTCTCAAAGGCAGCGACTTTGCCTTCCAACTCTTTAATTTTTTCCTGTTGGCCGTCCATTTTTTCGGCAAATTTTTCCAACAGTTCGGCAGCCTGCGCCAACTGCGCGGCGTATTTGCCGCCTTCGTCCTGTTCGGTTTTGCCCGGCTGTTTTCCGTCGGCTTTTTCATCCGCCGCCGGAGTCTCGTCAGGCGCATTGCCTTTGTTGTCGGCAGATGCTTCTTCCGCTTTGGTAAATTTGGCAATCAGGCGGGAAAAAATGCCTTCCGCCGCTTCGGCAGTTAATGGCTTTTCGGCTGCCGCCGCGTTTTTATCTGCTGCGATCGTCATGATGGTTCTTCTTTCGTTGGTTTCGGTTAGATGGTACGGCGTAAAGGTTTTGCCCTTGTCTGCCTGCGCTGCGGCAACGCTAAAATTTGCCGTCGTGCCCAAGCTGGCGGGGCTGTCGGTAATCGCCAACCCGACCAGATAGGCCCTGCCGCTTTTGGCAAAATCCGATGCAATCTCCATGCTGGTATAGATTTTTTCGCCCCCGTCCCACAGCTCTTGCAGGTTCGGCAATACGCTCAAGCGGGCGAGCAGGGCGGTTTTGCTCTCGTCTTTGTGCCACGGCTCCGCTTTTAGCTCCAGTACGTCGCCATAGCCTCCCGCCCAGCCCGGGAAGGTGAAATAGCAGTGCTCCAAATTGATGCGCGCACCATAAACGGCAGGGTCGTAACTCTCCGCCATTTGCTTTAAGTCGTCCGCGCTGATTTGTCGGCCGTCCACTGTATCGCCGCTGACGCCGATGATGCGCCAGTCGGTCACTTTGTTTTTGCTGTTTTTATCCGGCATTGTCCGCCCCATTAAAAATCACGCCCTATTCTTACAAGCGGGCGCAAGAGGGTAAACGGCGGCGGGTTTTATGGGCGGGTTTTACAAGCGGCAGCGGTTTAAATCCGCCTAAATAGGGGATATACGGGGCTTTTAGGTTTGCGTTTTGAGATATGACAAGACTGATTTTGCATACTGCGCCGCCGCCGAATCTCGATCCGAGGGTTTCCGCTCGGCAACTTTACTGGCAGGGCTGGCGCATCATCGACATTGCCCGCCATCTGAATATCAAGCCGACCGTCGTCTATTCGTGGAAAAACCGCGACAACTGGGACGGCGGCAGTCCGATGCAGCGCGTCGCCGCCAGCGCAGAAACGCGCCTGCACCTGCTGATTAACAAGCCGTCTAAGTCGGACGCGGACTACAAGGAAATTAAAAACCTGTACGCACTGACCGGCGGGCAGGCGAGGAAATCGGCCGAAGTCGAAAGGGCAGATTTTGGCAACGCTATGCCCGATATTTCAGACGGCCTGCCTGCTCAAGAACCAACCCGCAGGAATAAGACGCGCAGCACGAAAAAAGCGGAACCGAATTTCTTCTCCGACGAGCAGATTACCCGGGCAACGCAGATTTTCCACGAGCAGCTTTTTGACTATCAGCGGTTTTGGCTTGGACTGGATGCCCGCTTCCGCAACCTACTCAAAAGCCGCCAAATCGGTGCGACATTTTTCTTTGCCCGCGAAGCCCTGATTAAGGCACTGACCAGCGGGAACAATCAGATTTTCTTATCCGCTTCCCGCGCCCAGGCGTTTCAGTTTAAGCAGTACATCGTCGATTTGGCTGAAGCCGTGAGCGTCGAGCTCAAGGGCGATGCAATCCGCCTGCAAAACGCGGCGACGCTTTATTTTCTCGGCACAAACAGCCGCACGGCGCAGGGGCGGCATGGCGATTTGTATGTGGACGAATACTTTTGGATTCCCGACTTTAAAGAATTGACGCGACTGGCGAAGCCGATGGCGGCGCAGAAGCAATACCGCATTACTTATTTTTCCACGCCGTCGTCCACCTCGCACCCCGCTTACAGCTTCTGGAACGGGCAGCAATTTAATGAGGGGCGGCCGAAGTCGGAGCATATCTCTTTGGACATTTCCCACGCCGCCCTCAGCGGCGGGCGGTTGTGTGAAGACGGCCAATTCCGCCACATCGTGACACTGGACGATGCCGAGCGCGGCGGCTGCAATCTGTTTGACCGCAAACAACTGCTGCTGGAAAACTCGCCCGCCGAGTTTCGTCAGTTGTTTATGTGCGAGTTTGTCGAGGCAGGCGATACGGTCTTTAAGTTTGACGACTTGCAAAAATGTGCGGTTGATTCGTGGGAGGAATGGGAGGACTTTTACAAACCGACCGCCGCCCGCCCGGTCGGCAACCTGCCCGTGTGGATCGGTTATGACCCGGCAGATTCAGGCGATGCGGCGGCATTGGTTGTGGTATTGCCGCCTCGATTCTTCGGCGACAAATTCCGCATCATCGACCGGCACATGCTGCACGGCAACGATTTTCAGGCTCAGGCCGACTTTATCCGCAAAACTTTTGAGCGGTACAACGTCGAAAAAATCGTTATCGACAAAACGGGATTGGGCGCGGCGGTTTTCCAGTTGGTACAAGGATTCTTTCCCACCGTCATCGGTGTGGTGTATTCGCTGCCTGAAAAATACCTGATGGTAAACAAGATGCACGCGCTCATGAGGGCAGGGCGCGTAGAGTGGGAGCTTTCGCACAAAGACATAACGGCTGCCTTTATGAGCATCCGAACCGTAGCGACGGCAGGCGGCAAAAACGTAACCTATGCCAGCGGCCGCACCGCCGAATTAAGCCATGCAGATACGGCATGGGCGGCATTGCAGGTTTTTTATCAAGAACCATTGGACGGCAAGCTCAGCGGACGGGGCAGCGTCGATATTTATTAAGATTGGATTGGACATTATGGATATTGAGATTTTTAGTTTTGACGAGCTGGTGGGCGAACACAGCCTACTCGACTTCGTGGGCTGCATGGATAACGGCCGCTATTTTGAGCCGCCCGTCTCATGGATGGACTTACTGAGACTGCGCAAAAACGGCCTGCACCATGCCAGCGCCTTACAAATGAAAATCAACATTTTAAAGGTAACTTTTCAGCCCACGCCGCTGCTGTCCCGTGCGGAGTTTGAAAAACTGGCCGACAATTACTTAGTGCTGGGCAACGGATACCTAGAAATACAGCGCAACGCCTACGGCAAGCCCGTCAGCCTGCAAAGTCGGCTTGCACTTTATATGCGACGGGCATCCAATTTGCGCGATTTTGTTTACCTTCGCAATGATTTTTCAGGCACAAATTACGAAATTTTAGACGGCCGCGATGTTATCCACCTAATGCAACCAAATCTACAACAGGAGGTGTACGGCCTGCCGTATTACTTGTCCGCCATTGACTCCGCCGACCTCAACGCTGCCGCAACCAAATTCCGCGTGCGTTATTACAAAAACGGATCACATGCCGGCTTTATTTTGTATGCCACCGACAGCCAAATCGATGAGGAGGGTTGGACTAAGGTCAAACAGCAACTGAGGCAGTCCAAAGGCGACGGCAATTTTAAAAATGTTTTGCTCCGCTCACCAGGCGGCAACCCCGACGGCATCAAACTGATTCCCATCGCCGAGGTAGCCGCCAAAGACGAATTTTTAAATATTAAGCAGGTCAGCGCGGAAGATATGCTGGCAATCCACCGAGTGCCGCCCGCACTGATGGGTATCGTGCCAAAAAATACCGGCGGACTGGGCGACGCGGCAACTGTTGCCAAGGTGTTTGCTAAAAATGAGGTTGAGCCGCTACAACAAACCTTTTTGGACATTAACGACCGGCTCGGGCTGGAGATTTTCCGCTTCGAGCCATATCGGATCGAGCCGGAAGCCGACAAAAAATAG